CCCTCACCGGTCGTGCCCACCACGAGCCCAGGCAAGGAGACTCCTCATGAGCGCAATCATTCGAACCGACCTCGAGGGCATCGTCGTCGTGCACCTTGACGACCTCACGACTCTCAACCTCAAGGCCGGCGATCTCGTGCCCGATGGTGCGACGGTCGGCGATCACCTGCTCGCTCCTGCGCCGGTCGAAGCCGACGCAGATGAGCCCACCACCTCTGGCGACGAGCCTGATTCCGGCGCGACGGCTGACGCAGCTGAAGAGCCGGAGCCCGAGAAGGCCGAAGCTGAGGACCCGGCGAAGGCCGAGCCCGCCGAGACCGCCGAGACCAAGGCGTCGGGCCCCTACGCGTCGACCAAGTCGACGCGCACTCGAAAGTAGGCTGTCATGCCTGCGCTGCTCGCTGACCTGAATTACTACCAGGCCAACGGCTTCCCCATGAAGCAGCTCACGGCGGAAGACGTCACGGCACTGCTCGGGCGAGCGTCACGGCTCATCCGCGGTGAATTCACGGACATCGACACCCGAATTCTCGCCGGCGAGATCGACGAGCAGCTCGTCGCCGATATCGCCTGCGAGATCGTCGTCGCCGCCATGCCGGTTGGCGACGCATTCGGGGTCGACTCGGTGCAGAAGGGTGCGGGCCCGTTCCAGACGACGCAGAAGTTCACGAACCCTCGCGGTGACGTGTACCTGTCTGCTCGTCACCGCCGGCTGCTCGCTGCTCGAGTTCCTCGGCGAGCGTTCACCATTCGAACTGGCGGGGGCTCCTGATGTTCGGCTGGGCGCGCACTCCGGTGACGCGGCTCCGGCCGGTCGAGGGCACCGAGGACCAGTACGGCGAAGTCATCGCGGGCGAACTCGAACGCGCTGAGCTCTCGCCGTGTCTGTTCGCCCCGGTGCCGACCGCGCTCGTGGTCGATGCCGGCGTTGCGTCGACCTCGACGCAACCAACGGCCTACTGGCCGGACGAACAGCCGGACGTGCGCGCCGGCGACCTACTCGAAATCGAAGGTGAGCAGTGGCGCGTCGACGGTCGCCCGCAACGGTGGCCGCTCGGCCTCGCCGTCACCCTCGTCGGAGAGGAGCACCAGCATGGTCAAGTTCACTCCGAATCTCCGTGAGATGGAGCGGTTCCTCAAGTCGGCGCAGATGCAGAAGTTCGTCGGCGACGTTGGCGACAAGGTCGCGCAGCGCGCCGGCGATGGGTTCGGGTCGCAGGTGAACGTCGGAGACGGCGGAAAGCGTGCGGGCCGTGCTCGAGCGACGGTGATGGCGGAAACAGCTGACGCGAAGCGCCGGCAGGCCCGCGATCACGTTCTCGAACGCGCCATCGGGCAGGGCCTATGAAGCCGCCAGACGTGAAAGCGCTCGTCATGGCGGCGCTCAAGTCGCTCGACGTACCGGTCGTTTCGCTGCGTCTCGACGACGGCACGAAGCGGTTCGTGCGCGTCGTCGCGACGGGCGGGCCCGGCCGCTCGAACCGCATCGTCCAAACCGTGCAGCTGACGATCTCGAGCTACGCCGAGTCCACCGGCCGCGCGGCCGACCTCGCGTCCGACGTCGAGGCACTCATCCTCGCCCTCCCCGCCGACCGCACCTCGCCCGTGTCGTCCATCCCCACCGCAACCACACCGATGGACGACCCCGACCCCGACACCGGGCAATCCCGGTACGTCGCGACCTATCAGCTCACCGCCACATGCCGCTAGGAGGCACCACCAATGGCTACCAACACCGCCAACTCTCTGATGTTCGGCTCGGACGACGACTCCGTCTTCCTTGCCGAACGCACCACATCGCTCGCAGCGTCGCTCGCCGAACTCGAGTTCGACGACGACATCCCCACCGGCCTCATCGATTGCGGCTGGGTCTCAGAGGACGGCTTTGCGCTCGACCTCGAGGACTCGGTCGAGAAGATTCGAGGCCACCAGGGCAACGCCGTCGTCAAGGAATTCATGTCCTCGTCGGACACGACGCTCACCGCGGCGCTGCTCGAGTCGAAGCTCGAGATCGTGAAGTGGAACCTCGACGCCGCCGTCTCGAAGGTCACCGGCGTCGACGGCGACTACGCCGAGATCAAGGCACCGTCGTCGCGCAAGGTCAAGAACCTCGTCGGCGTCGTCGACCTGTACGAGACCAGCGGCTCCGGCTCGCGCTGGCGCCTCATCTGTGACCACCTCACCCTCGGCCAGCGCGGAAGCCTCGCGTTCAAGTCGCAGGAGCTGACGACGTACAACTACTCGCTCGGTGTGCTCGGCGGCTTCCGCATCCTCACCGACACTCCGGCGCTCATCCCGAGCGTATAACCCTGACCACCTCGCGGCGCGGTGCACTCTCCCGCGCCGCGAGGTCCTTCCTCAGAGAGTGCACCGAACTAGGAGAGTGCATCATGGCCACCACCCGAAAGAGCCCCACCCGTACCGCTGCCGCTGCGGCCGGCGCCAAGTTACCCGAAGACCGGGCAGCGAAGGCCGAAGCGAACGACGACCTTATCCACGTCACGGTGCGCGGATTCGATTTCGAGTTCAACCCCGAACTCCTCGACGACGACGACATTCTCAGCGCGATGGAGCGCGGCATCCCTGACCCGCTCCTCACCGAGATCAGCAGCCCGGAGCAGCTCGCGGAGATCAAGAAGTCACTGCGCGTCGACGGCAAGCTCAAGCGCTCAGCGGTGCTCGAGTTCGCCGCCGAAGTCATGCAGGAGATGGGCGAGGGAAACGCCTAATCCTCCGGAGCCTGCTGCGGCGGTTCCCGGAGGAGATCGAAGCTGACCTGCAATCCGAGTACGGCATCGACCTGCTCGACCTCTACCGCGGCCGCATCTCGTGGCGCAAAGCCGCGGTGCTCGTGAAGCAGCTCCCGCCAGGGGCTCGCCTCTGGCGGGCCCACGGCGGGCCGGCCGCGTTCAGCGACGCGGTCACGTCGATTCACTACGAGGGCTACCGCATCATGACCGGCATCATGCAGGCCCTCGGCGTGAAGAAAAGCAAGCTCCCCGATCCGATCACGGCGCCCGAGCCCGGGTGGCGTGAAGCGGCAGAGGCACGCGCTGAGCGCTCCCGCCGCAAGGCCGCGAACTGGCTCGCGAGGCAGAAAACAACTCAATAGCGGAGGTGCCCGTGGCTGCGCAGAACGGTTTCGATTTCGGCGCAGCCTGGGTACA